CGTTAATAGTTAAATCTAAACCTCTACAATCAAAAGTTCTAAATAAATCTCCCCTATTGGTAATTAGGAAACCTGTTGCAGAACCTAAACTTAAATTCATTGTATCAGTTCCAGTTTGTGTAATACCTGTTTGAACTGTAAAAGCTTGACTTGTAAAAGTTGGAAAAGCTGTATCAACTGTTAAAGAAGTAGCTGATGCAATAGCTACAATAGTTCGTGTATTTGCACCTACTGTAATAGTACCACCTACCCTTGCTTGTGTGCCTGTTGGAATACTACCAAACCCAAAGGCAAAAGAAGTTCCCGAACCTGTTACTGTTGTAGTTCCTGCACAAGATACAGTTCCTGCTCCTGCTACTGCTGTATTATATGCAAATGCCATTATTTTCTGTCAATTAAAAAGATTAATAATATATATATTTTTCTGAATATCTTGCGAACTACTCCGCCAAAACTTCCTGCATATCCTTTCATTAGATGTATGTTAAAGTTGTTCTATTGTTCCAAACTTGATTAAACGCTTCGCTACCATTTGCGTATTCGCTTTTTAGTATTACGCCTGTAGTAGTATATTTTACAATTAACCAGTTTGCATCGCTATCTACTTTACCAATTAAAGCCTTGCCTACATAAAATAAGTTATCGCTAACTTGGTCTAATCTTACAGTTAATCTTTTATCTTCTGTATCGGTATTTAAAGCAGTTAAAACATCATCTAATTGAGCAATCATTGTTACTTGATTATCTGAAGTAGCTGCTCCACTTGCACCACCATTAGCTAATGTTACTGGCAAAGGATTTGTTTCACTTACCTTTATTCCATTTTGATTAATGGTTACTTGTGCTGCCGAAAATTCACTCATTTTTCTATCTTTTTTAAGAATATTTCTAACTTCTTTTTGTTCTCTTCTCTTGGCTTTTCATACTTGCCAACCTTTTTTCTTTTCTTACAAAACCCAGCCACCATAGAAATTGTTTGTATCAGGATACATATCACCACTAGAGTTGCTATTGTATTCAGGAAAATCTGAATTGTTAAAACATATATAATCAATAAATCTTTGAGTATAATGTTCTGCTATGTCTCGCTCTTTTTCAACCAAATAATCAATCTCTGATTTCTCAACACTTGTTGATGCTTCGGCTGTATGCTTAAATACGCCTTTATTAGCTATTGTATAAGCTGCAAAAGGTAAATACTGCACCATTGCAAAATGAATCAGCATAGGCTTAATATAGTCGTTTAAAAGCGTCTTATATTTAAGGTTACCAATTAAATTAATATCACTATTTAAAATTAATGCTTGAAACTTATTATATAAATCAGTTCCTAAATAGTTTTGTATAGTTATATCTTGTGCAATTTTGATATATTGTATAAAATCATCTACATCTAAATTTCCATTTAGTATAGTAAATTTCTTAATATCTTCTGTACTGATTAATAATGCGTATGCCATTTCTAATTATTATTATTGTTTGGATGTCTACCGTTGTTTGGCATATCGATTGGACGCATAGCTACCTCTTTTGGATTTCTTACCCTATATCCATAACTTTCAGCTTTATTAGTGCTTATTTGCGTTGCATTTGGGTTGTTTACATCTATCTTTATATTGTCAAATGATACATAAGTTTGTCTTAACCATTTATGTTTGCAGTTAACACCGCCTTTGTATAAGAATAAATCGTAATTTTGACCATTATGCCCTTGTCCTGGATTTACAGAATTGCTATTTGTGTTCTCAATATCTTCTTTTCTATACAATTTATTAGCTGAAAGCATATTTTTACAGAAATCACGCTCACCATTTGCATCACCACTATACTTATAACGTGTTATAAACCTTGCTCCATCTATGTTTTGGTCTTGTTCACTCTTTGAATTTGGTCTACCAGTGATATTTGAAGCTAATTTTTGAAATAAATTAGGCTTTTTTTTGTTGTTTAATGCTTCAATTTCTGCATCTAATTCTAATTCTGTGTCTAAATCTACTTCCGTTTCATCAATTAATACCCATTCATCACCTAAAACCTCACCTTTTTCTATTAAATCTAAAGCTAAATCAGGGTCTGTATGTGATGAAAAGCTTGTTTTTAATTGTGGATTTAAGTTAGAACCACCAGTTTCAGGTGGTAAACCTACTAAATCTCTAATCTCATTTGCAGTTAAAGACTCTAATACTTTATTTGCAACTAATGGACTTAAACTATTTATTGCACTTACTATATCATTATCAGAAACTACTGCTTGTCCTGAATCTAATGGCTGTATTCTAACAAATTGTAAATCTAATGATATACCATTAATAGCTAATATCTCATCTAAAGCTTCGATTATTTCTAATTGATAAGGTTTAACAACTAAATTTAAAAACAATAAAGTTGAAGTTTCAATTTCATCTGAATTATTACCTAAACCACCGCCAGTATCTCTAATTCCTAAAAGCATTGGACTTGTAACTCTATGCCCTACAATTAATTTCTCAAAACATTCTTTACTTAAATATTCGTAGTGTGCAGGTGCATCATTCAAAGGTATATCATCAACCGTTGTTTTGTTTTCTACACTTGCATTAAACGATACAATTACTTTATCACCTTTTGAACCTGTTAACTTTCTTTTTACATCGTTTGCAACCTCTTGTCTTTTTTCTTCAGGCGGTATATTGTTATTAAAGTTAATTACTTTAGTACCACTAAAACCATTCATTACATCGTTAATCAAATAATCAGATATTTCTTCTTCTAACTTTGCATAAGGTAAAGCACCAGAATAATCAATAGGAGTGTAATAATGGTATCCACTTATATAAGGTTTAATAATATATACCTCAACATCTTTTTTACTTCCATATCCAAAAGCAGGTATCTTTTTTAAATCATCACCTTTTTTATAATTAGCCCAATCAGGATGATAATACCACGCTTCAATTTCACCTTTATCGTTACATTTTTCTGCTCTTAAAGTATGCATAGGGAAATGCTCAATAAAAGCAACTTGTCCTTTATCATATCCTATTTGTAAAGCAGCCATTCCTAAAAGTTTACGTTCTAAAGCTACCTTTCTTAAACAGTCTTTTTTAACCAAAGAAATCATTTGAGCGTATTCGTTTGGTTTTCTATTTGAATCAGTTGCATCAATACCTTTACCATAAACCATATTAGCTATACCAGTTATAATAGCGTGGTTAGTATTAGAATATAAAAACCTATCAATTAAATATTGAAAATAGTTATTATCGTTACCATATTCAACAAAATCTTTATTTTTAGATTCTATAATTACTGGTGAATTGTAAGCACTTAAACTTAAAATGTGTATATTACTCATAAATAGTGTATTCGTTATTTGTGGTATGCTGTATATATTGGTCTTTGTTTATAGTATAATCTGCAATAGTTTGATTAGTACAAAATATTTTATCTCTATAAACCTTTTCAGCTTCATAATCTAAACTTTCTAAAACAGAATAAAAACAAGCATAAGATTCAAATATTCCACCATCTGCAATAACTCGGTTTTTAAAATCTATTCCTGCGGTTTTATATATTTCAATAGTATATGTTTTTCCATCTACTAATGGTAGTAATATTGTAGCAGTAGAATAATAAGAATTAGTTGTAAAATCAACAAATAAAGTTGTAGTTATATTTGTTTCTTCATCTCGCAATACAATCATATCACCAGCACCACCATCTAAAATAGCGTTTATTGTGTGTGGCGTAGTTTGTTGTTTTAAGATTATCATTCTTTTTATTTTAAAAATTAAAATCTTAAAGTTTTGTTAATAGTGTTTTTTTATTGTAGAATTTTATATATTTGTCAAATAATTAAAAAAAAACATTATGAAAAAATTAGCATTATTATTTTTAGCAGTATTATTTATTAGCTGTTCAGCAGACGAGCCTACAACATCAAATCCAACTCCACCAGTAGATTGTAATTGTGATAGAATTGTACAAATTAATACTTTTAACGTAGTAGGTACACCACAAAATCCTGCATTGAATTATTACTCTGTTTATACTACAATAAACGATTGTACGCAAATTCAAAGGGAAAAAACACACAACACAACTAATCCTGATTTAGTTCCGAAACTTGGTGATTGTAAATAAAAAAAAGGGTAGCTTAAAAAACTACCCTTTCTTATTTAAAAAAAGTGCATCAATTATGTTCCAGCTACAACTGTAAACCCAGCTAATACTAAAGTAGTATCAATAAAGTTAGCAGGTACTTGTTCCATTCCTGTTAAAGTTAAAGTATAACCTGACAAATCACCAAAAGCACCACCTGTTACGATAGTACCACCTGTAACATCCATTCCGTGCTTTAAACCAGCATAAAATAAGTTACCGTTGTTATCCTCTACAATAACTTGTGGTCTACCATAAGCCATTAATTTTAATTCTTTATGGTCTTTAGGAGTTAATTTTTTAAATGTTAATTCCAAAACCTGCTCAAAAAATGTTGTACCATTCTCACGAGAACTATTAATATTTTGTGTAAAAGTAGAAGCACCTTTTAAATCATACTTGTAAGCGGTAGGAGTACCAGTTACAGTATCGATTGCATCGGTATTAGTAGCGTCATAAGTGTAACCTGTTGCATCACCGTAATTAACGAAATAAACAGATTTTAAACCCCCAACGCTATCTTTACAAACTTCTAATCTTCCACGTGTTAAATCACACATAGTATATATATTTATAAGTTAAAAAAAAGGGAGCGGTTAAACTCCCATTAAAATTATGCCGCAGGAGTGTAAAGTACAATTTCAGAACCGAAACCGTATTGAACACCAGCTGTAAATCTCATTACAATTCTTACATTTTGAGAACCATCGATGTCAGCCATATCAATTACTTTTACCTCATTGTGGTCAGCTAATAAACCAGTACCAAAATACAAGTTAGATTTTTGAGCAGCCATCATATAACCATTAGCTAATCCGTTTGCAACGAAAATTTTAACACCGTCAAACATTAAATCACCAAAAGATTGGTTGTTTCCTTTTGCATCAAAACCAGCAGCACCTAAACCTGATGCACCAAATCCACCTAATGCTCTTACATACGCTCTGTAAACGCTTTGAGAAACATATAAATATAAATCTTCTTCACCGTATAAGTTAGCAGGAATAGCGTCAACTACTTTACCCATTTCAGCAATTACGTTTCCAGCATTTACACCACCAGCGGCAGGTGAAGCTACATCAATTACAGTTGCATCAGCAGTAGCTAAAGTTACAAATCCATCAAATTGTCCAGCAGTAGCATTAACACCACGCCAAATAGAAATTTCATTATTTTGAGCAGCTTTTGCAGCAACGTGTGCTAACAAAAATTCTTGGAACGTTGGAGGTAAATTATCAAATGCAGAATATCCCATAGAGATAGCTTCCCAGTCTGAACGAAAATCTTTTTTACAAAGTTGTAAATTGATTTGGAATTCCTCTGGTTGTAATACATTTTCTGTTAAAGTTACAGTAGAAGTAGCATCAAAATCACAAGTAGCGTTTTTAACTAAATCATTAGTTGCAATTTTTTTAATAACCTCTTTGTATTTTACATTAGGTTTTACTTCGATACCACCGTTTTCGATAGTATTAGCTGATAATAAAGCTGCAGAAATATATTTCCCTGCAAACTCACCAGCATAAGTAGTTGTTATTGAAGTTGTTGTTGGCATTTTTTTATTTATTTAATATTAGAAATTTTGTTTAGTACACTATCAAAAGTTGATTTTGCTCTTTTTTGAGAATACAAATTTAATTTAACTTCTGATTTAGCTTCAGGATTGTGTGTTAAAGGCTCAATAGATAGTTCTACTTTTTCCTCAACTACTTCAACTTGTTTTGCTAATTCTGTTTTTAAAGATTCGATTTCAGCTTTTAAAGCATCTACATCCTCTTGTGAGAAATGTGATTCTTTTACTACGCTTTCAATTACTTTTTTAGCCACAGTAGCTTGTGTTGCTGATGGTGTTGATTGCGTTGCTTCAACTTCTTCCTCAACTGCAGGTGCTTCTTCCTCAACAACTGCCTCTTTGATTTCAGCAATAATTCCCTCTTCGGCTACCATTAGAATCATACCATCTTCAAGCATATATTCCCCAACAGGCAAAGCCACTCTATCCTCACCATTTACGATAAAAATAGATTGTCCTGCTTCAAAGATTTCAGCTTCAACGATTGTACCATTATCTAAAGCCATTTGCTCGAGTTTGATTTCCATACCCAGCAACTTTTTGATTTCTGTAATTACGTTTGACATTTATATTTAATTTAATTATTCTTAACTTTAAAATTAATTTATAAACTATTGTTATATTTTTAACAATTAGTTACCCGTTTACTCTTGTTATTGTTCTCGGTGCGTTTGTGTTTGTAACACTTGCATTTGATTGCTCTGATGTTCTACCGATTCCTTGGTGCAATAATTCACCATTACAACATTCTTTGCTATACGTTTCATCGTCGCATAAACAACCACGTTCACCACCTACTGGGCTTGTTTTACTTTCTGTTTTCTGATTCATAAATAAGTTTTTTAATTTGGTTAATAATTTCATCTTTTTTATTTTGTTTGCTTAATTCTTTTTTTGTTTCTAATTTGTCGGCAAAATATCCCTCAAGTGAAAAACCTTTTACCTTTCCTGTTTTAACAAAGTCATTCCAAATATTGTCATCTTCAACTTTTACTGATGCCATCCAACTACCAACAGGAACACTTAAATTATAAATTGCTGATTTGTCTTTTGCTACATCCTCAACTATCCAACTTTCAACTACGGTTAAACCTTTTATTTCTTTTCCGTGTTCTAATGTCCAATTATTTTGGTTGCCATTTTTAAAGAATAATTGACTTGCTTTGTTTACTGTATCTTTTGAAAAATAAATATAATATTCATCTTCGCCATTTTTACGATAAATTGGCTTTTCAGGAATTAAAACCGCACCCATTAAAATACGTTTTTCAGTATCAACTTGTGCTAATTTGATTTCTTCTGTTTTAAGTGCTACAAAGTTTGATTCAATAGCAGGATTTTCTACAACTGAAATAGCTTCAACACCACTTAAATCATCTTTTTCATCTATAATAAGTTCTATTAAATTCATTTTATTTTAAAAATTAATTATTTATTAAATTGTTTTATGTAAACAAATTTGTTTATACTACCCAAGTGAAGCGTTTGCTACAATGTTTCTATCTAAACTTTGTTGAGTAGTTACATTTGAAGCCACTACATAAGCCTGAACAGGTTGTTGACCACCTAAAGTTTGAGCAATTTGATTTACACCGCTATTACCTACTACATTAAATTGAGGAGCAGCAGCAGGAGCACCACCACCGCCACCTGTATCACCACCGCCACCACCAGCAGAACCACCACCTAAACCTTTTAAACCTTTTGCAGTAGCAGCTAAAACAGATGCAATACTTATACCCATTTTAGCATATAAAACAGCCGATGTACTTAAACCAAATACACCTTTTGTAGCTACCTCTTTAGACGAACCTACATTTGTATTAGCTATAATTTGAGCAATAGATAAAGCACTGTTTGCTAATAAAGCAGCTTTTTGAATCCCTTTATTTTTTTCACCTAAACCACCTAATATAGCCACTAAACCTTGTGCTGATTCTATTGCTATGTTATTGATGTTTTTTCTTGCCTCTTCGGCAGCTAATTTATCAGCGGTTATTTTATCTTCAATTACTTTTTTATCATCAGCTAATTTTTGAGCATCAGCTTTTGCTTTTTCATCTGCTGCTAATTTCTTTTCAGCATCTTCTAAATCAAATTTGTCTTGTAACTCTTTTTCTTTTGTACGTTGTGCCTCTTTTAAAGCGGTTGTATCTAAACCATATTTTGTAGCTTCTTCAATTAATAATCTGTATTCTTCTTGTACTTGTCTTAATTGTTCTGCTCTACGTTCAGCTTCGGTATCAATTTCGCCTTGTCTAATACGTTCTAAAGCATCTGCTTTGTCTTTCTCGCTTTGTATAGCCTTGTCGTTAGCTACCTTTCTTTTATCAGCAGCTTCTTTATTTGCTTGGTTGTCAATATTGTTTACTGATAGTTGTAAACCTGCTCTGTCGTTTTTTAATTTATCTAAAGCCTTTCTTTGTTCGGCTACAACTTTATCACCTTCGGCTTGAGTTTCTTTAGGGTCAAAAACCAAAGAAGATATTCCTTTAAATACTTTATCTTCTAATCCAAAATCTTTACCTAATGCAGAACCAACAGCGTCAACTGTTTTTAAAATCATTGTTAATGGTATAGAAAGGAATTTTAATACACCTGCTAATATATCTTGATTTCTTTTTGCTGCTTCAGTTTGTGCTTTTGTAGTTGCTATTGACTGTTCAATTTGAATTTCAGATGCTTTTATAACTTGGTCTGTTTGTGCAAGTTTTAATTTTAATATTTCTTTCTCTGATTTTCCTTGTAGTTTTAAAATATTATCTTGACCGCCTATTGCATCTAATTTTCCTTGCTCGGCTTCTAAATTTGTTTGAGCCAAAACATTCAAGTTTTCTTGCTCACTACTTACACCGCCAACCGCTTCTTTAATGTCATCCCAATAAGCTACAATAGCACCCAATGCAACTAATAAAATACCTATTCCCGTTGCAGCTATTCCTGTTCTTATTCCTGCTAATGCGTTTTTAGCAACCGCACCCATTTGTTTGAAGCTATCTATGCTTTCACCTAAACCTTGTAAACCTTGCGAAAGTGCCATAGCAGCCTGTAACCTTACCATTGTTTCTTGTAGGTTTTCACTTTGTACACCTGCTAAAGCTAAACTACCCTCAACAGCACTAAAACCACTTGCAACACCTGCTAACGAACCACTTAAAGCACTAAATTTTGCATCAGGATTAAACGCATCAGTTAACGCTTTTGCATCACCAATAGCATCTTTTAATTGACCTGCACGTTTAGCAGCTTCAATAGCCTCTTTTGAAGTAGCACCAAATTTATCAGATAATTCTGCAACGTCTGCCTGTGCTTGTCTTAATTGACTTCTTAATGATTGTGTAGCTTTATCAGTTTGCTCAATAGAATTGGTTATGTTATTTATTCCGCTTGTAGCACCTTGACTATTTACATCTATTTCTATTGTCTTTGTAATTGCCATTTTATCGTTTGTTTTAATTCTTTAAAGTTTTCGGGCATTTTATATTTTCCTTTTGCTATTGCAATAGCCTCGCTGTCATTCTTTAACAACGGTAGCATTTCTATTATAAGTTTAAGCATTTTGTTGAATTGTTATTAAATCATTGTTGTTACTTAATATTGAAGCACTCCTTTCTAATCCGCTCACGTTTGGTTTAACTTCTATTTTAACACCTAATGCGTTTAAAGAAATTCCTGTTATCATACTATCTACATCTTCAACAATAGTCCAAGTCAAAGGCTCTTTTGAAGTTGTAAACACATCAAATATAACTGCTTGATTATCTATACGTCTTAAAGTGCTATTGTTAAAATTAATAGTTCTAAAATCTTGTATTAATTCAAAGTCGCTTTCAAAAGTTGTTAAATCAGTTGTATATTGGTTTATAATATATCGTTTATCTCTGATAACAATCCTATCGTTTAACCTTAAATTTAACAATTCTAAATAAGGCAAACGCATTTTAACTTTTACCATTCTTGATTTTAAAGAATATAAGTTGTTTAAGTAAGCTAAATAATAATTGTTAAATAATGAATTATTGATAGGTTCTAAAAAGTAAGAACTAATTTCAACACCCCAATTTAAAGTGTTGTTTGTTAAATCCGCAGTATCGATACAGTCTTGACCGAATACATTAAAATTTGAAATGTTTGTTGCTCCACTTCCATTATTAATAAATAATGTTCCTGATTTTCTTTCAGTAAAATATAAAATAATTGGTTTTGGTGCATAAGGAGTTAAGTCTGACTTTAAAGCATATCCAACTTGTAAATTAGTACCTGTAAACTTATTGAATAATAAATTTTCAAATGGTAACTTAATACTATAATCAGAACCATCAGTATTAAAAGTAGAACTTAAATTTCCATATTCTCTTGAATTAGTTGTAAAAAAGTTTCTACTTAAAAAATTCTCACTTTTTTCGTATTCAAAATTAATTTTCTTATATGGTTTAATTCTATTGAAATCTAAATCAGTTGTGCAATATCCACTAAAATCTTTTATACCGCCTAAAAAATACCAATTCTCTAATTGCTCTAATGTAAAATTAATTCCATCAGTACTAAAAGCTGTTAGGTTAAACATCTTTAATATTCCACTCAAAAAATCAGCTACCTTAATATCAGGCATATAATTTAATAAGTTAAGATTAGAATTTAAACTTCCGCTACTTGAACCTAAAGAAGTGCTTGGGAAAGTATTATTAGTAAAATTAAAATTGCTTCTTGTATATGAAAATGAATAAGTATAAGTGTAGGTTGTTGGAGTAAAAGACTCAACAAAAAACGTATAAGCACCATTATCAAATGATGCAGGAATATTTACAATAGACTGAATTGCATTAAATTGTAAAGTAGTAAATAAATCTCCATTTTTGTATATAAATACTCTATGATTTGTAATTGCTGGAAAGTTTATTACTATTCTAAAATTAGATTGACGAGCAAAAAAAGTACCAAACCCAGTTCCGACTTGAATAGTTTGACTACTAACTAAATTATAAGTATTGTTATCAATATTAAAAACTTGGGGTAAATAGGTATTATTGTTATTTAATAAAAGTTGTTTTCTTTGCGTTGTAGAAACAAATCGTTTTGAATCGTTTCCTTTCAACCACAAATAAGCCTTACTAAATTTTTGTTGATTTAAAAAAGTACCGCTAAATGTTAGATTATATTTATCAGCAATAGCATCAAACACTTTAGAAACTTTTATAGCGGGATATAATTCATCATAATTAATTGCACCACCGCTTGTTGAAATATCACTTGCACCGCCACCACCATACTGCCAAACTCTGTCAGAGGTAATTAATGGAAACATAACATCTTGTTGAGTAGCAACACTAACTAAATTTCTTACATTTGTTCCGCTATAAGCAATAGTATAGTCATTTATTTCTTCTATATCTTTTAATTTGTCCTCACCAAATTTATCAGTTAAAGATTTTAATTCTCCATAGAAAGTTATCTTATAATCTTCTACTCTATTATTTTTTATAGTAGCACTTTCTAACTGCCATTTACCTACTCGAAATAATTGCGTATCAAGTTCAATGTATCCATCGTATCTTACACGTTGGTCAAAACCATTATCTAAACTATTTTCGTACCAATGTCTAAATATTTCGTTGTTGTTATCACTTGCAGGAATTGTAAACGATTGAGAATAGTCCGTAAATACTTTTGATATATCGTTTACGTTTTGAATAGAAGATGTTAAAGAAATCTTTTCATCGTCAAATAACTCTATACGTTTTGCAGTAGTTGTGTTTCCAAATGTACCACCTAAAGAATTGATAGTTTGTTTACAGCAGTCTAAAGATTCAAATGTACCGCCATCGGCAATTACTCTTGTTTTAAAGTCGTTTACTACTACATTTGCAATATTCTCATAACTTTCAGTGTATATATATAAAGCTACTTTCATTATATTACATCGTTAATTAAACCATAGTTATATTCAAATTCTATTTCGTAGTTTATATTCTTATCTTTTATGTTTGTTTTGTATTCTGAACTTTGACTTTTAACTATTACGGGTTTATTATCCAATAAAACAGTTTCACTTAAAAGTAAATCTTGAATCAACTCAAAGTAATTCTCATCAACCCAACCTGTGTTACATTTTATCTTTTGTTTACCTTGTGAATTAAATACCTTTTTTTGCCCTTGTAAGACGTTATAATTTATTGAACTAGGTAACATATTAAAATCTTTAGAAGTTACATCTATCAAACTGCTATTAGCTTTAAAAAAGGTAAGGTATTGCCAACCACCAAATCTATTTATAAAAGTACAAGTTATAGGAGTGTATTTAGGTTCGCAAAGTTTTTCTGCAATTAAATTAAATATAGGAATTGTGCCACCACTTGTATATAAACTAGAAGTGGAAAAATCAATTTGTAATTTCCAAAGAGATGGAGTTGTGTTTGAAAAAATATAATCATCAACTCGAGTTGAATATTGAAAATTACCAACAGTTTCTATAAAAACATTTATATAATTAAAACCCGAAAATGTAGTTAGTTTTATATTTGTATTTACCAAAGGCACAACATTAGCAGTTGTGTTTTGATTATATCCACTTGAATATTGAGTGTAACCATTTAAGCAAACAAATGTTTCAGTATCTAAAAGCGTTTCAACAGCATCTACTATTTTATATCTTTTTATTTTCATATAACACCAGCAGTTAACATTTTCTTCAGTAGGAACTGAAACAGTTACAGGTGCAATAGGTTTAATATATTCCTTTGCATAGTTTGCTACATTCCAAGCTATTAAAGTTTGTGTTTCACTTGCTATGTTTTTAGTTAAAGTATAAGTTGCGGTTGTAGGCTCGGTAGTTCCTTTATTCCATAAGAATATTTCTATCTTTGCACCTGTTTGTCCTGCCTCATCTATTTCAATAAAATACGGACTTCTTATAAATATCTTTTTCATTTCTTATTAATTGTATATTGTAAAAATTGTTCTACATCTAAACCGTATGCCTCAACTAATTCATCAGGTAAATTCTTAAAAGCTGCCTCAAATGGTTTGGTAAAAAATAAACTTGGCTTAATTCCATTCTTTAAAATACCACCAGCAATTAAATACGCAGTAGATTTATAAGACATAAATTTTCCTGTTTCTCTATTCCTAAATTGAAATCTTTTTTTAGTTACCCAATCCGTAATTGGTTTTATAGGTGGTCGTTTTGTTTTATAACTGAAAGGTGTGTTGTATTTCTTTTGCGTTCCTGATACTCCTTTATCCTGAAAGTTACCGTAATTTTCCATTAAGAAAGCTATACGAAAACTATTAGCACCAACTTGTATTTCTTTATCTAAACTATTGTAAAGTTTCTTATCTACGTTTTTACCACCCTTTGTTAAATTACTTCTACTCTGCTGAATAACATATTTAGCAAAATCGTTTAAGTATTTATATGTTTGTTGATTATCCATTAACAGATAGAAATATCGTTTCTAACTAATATATCAAATGTAATTGCCCAACCTGCTAAATCATTCTCAAAACGTTCTGTAAATGGCTCAAACGTAGGATTACCAGTTAACTCCCAAAAGTCATCTGCAATATTACCAGCATTTAATTTATTTAAAACCCTTGTGCCTAAAAGTAATTGTGTATTCCAAATATCTATTTTATTGCTGTCATCTTTTTGATTGATTATATCCATCATTAAAAGCGTTATATTAAACGATATTACATTACCCTGATGTGTAGCACTATTAATAATAATATGTGTCAAAGGGAACATTGTTTGCTTGTTTAAATCGACCTCAAATATATCACCCTCTGTAACTGTATTTACAAATGGTTCTAATAATAACGCATCTTTAATTTCTTTTATAATTCTATATACCATTTCTTTTTAGGTTTTTGATTTCTATTTCTGTTTTTTCTTTTTCAAACATTAACCAAGTCATTAATGCTGTAATTGGTAGTTTTGTAACGGCATCAAATTTGAGAATATTTCCCTGAGCTGCTGCATAGATTGATTGATACCAACCCCATTTTTTTCCAAAACCTGCTTCGCTTGTTCCGACTGTTCCACTTCGTTCTGTATATAATGGCTCAAAGCGTTCACGCAATCGTTGAGCAAAGTCCAAAAAAAAAGCATAGAACCTAATGCAATATCTAAAGGCATATATTTTAAAGCCTCTGCATATTGATAACTTGATTCGTATTCGTGGATAGTGTATAAGTCTTTTGTCTTTGATTTAATTGGTCTGTATAAAACAGCCATTGCTTGATGCAGTGTATCAACATCACTTAAATAGTTTTCCAAATCAATATACTCACCGGAAGTTATATCTTCTAATTTAGGAATAAAACCAAACTCAACTCCAGCTAATTTAAAAGTATTTTTTAATGGTGTTCTTTGTTGTAGTATTTTATTTAGGTGTTCTAATATTTCGTTAACGTCTGTAACTTTAATTTTAGCAACATCTTTTAAATCTATATTGCAAAATATTTCAATAGTTTTCTGATTAACGAAATCACTTGCATCGTTATCTTTTATAAGTTTGTGGAACTTTTGATATTGAAGTAATGTAATTTCATTTAAAGAATCAGGGATATTAATATCTACTTTCATATTTTATTTTAAAAATTAATTAAAGTAGTATTTGTATAATACAAAAAAAAAGCTACCATTTCTGATAGCTTTAAAACCTGTTGTTAAGCGAAATACTATTTCACTAATACATTAATACCAATTCTTATCTGTAACCTCTTAAGCGGTGTCGGTAAACGAAGTTTTTTCATTAACTAACTTTAAACTAACTTTAAATTTAATACCTCATACAACTCGTGTATCTTTTCTGTAAGTGTTTCATCCTGTTTGTATTTATCGTTTCCTATTTTCTTTGCACCATTTACATTGATTTCTATTTTAACGTAATTCTTTTTTCTTTTACCCTCAAAGTAAATATCGTTTACAACTATTGGATAAATAGTTATTCCGTTATTCAGACAATTCTTTATCGCTTTTAAGTTCACGGTATATAAGATAAAATGTTAATAAGCAAAATGCTATTTGTACTAAATAATTTTCAGTTAACATTGCAACTGATGCTGATACTACTCCTGTAATTGTTCTCATAATTGATTTGTTTTATGCTGTAAAATTACACAATTATTTTAACCTGCAAACTAATTATAAAATAATTAACAAATATTTAACTTTTTAAATTTGATACATATAAGCTACGTTTAATTTAGCAACTTCATACATAGCTTTCATTTTCTTTACCTCACCTACGTTTCTCGGCATAGCTATTAATATATTTTGATTTGTTATTAAATAGATATAACATTCTATTGTAGCTATTATTTGTCCGTATGTCATTTGTCAAGTTTTTTCCATCATTTACTTTTAGTAAATATAATAGTTTCCTTTGTGTGGGTTTTCTAATTGTGAAGTAATGGCGTAACGCATAGCATCTATTGCGTGGTTATAAGCGTCAATAGGTTTATTAAGTTTATTGTTTTGCTTATCTACCATCCAAATATAGTTTTGAAGTTCATTGATTAAGTTCTTACTTCTTGATGTTATGTATATCTTATTTTGATTAATTAAATTTAAACCATATACAATACTATCTCTACCTTTTGATACTGGTAGTACATTATGTCCGTAACTATTTAACTCGGCTATTGATTTAGGTTCAGCACTATCAGCATATATTACATCGGTAACATCGTTTGTTTTTAATAAGTTACTTATATCTGAATTAAGTAACCCTTTTTGGTATATCAATTCATCAAATATATAAGCATCATTATATTTATACATAGCTATTAAAGAAGTAGGGTCATTTGAATAACCCCAGTCCATACCATAGCATAATAATCTTGCTTCATCTGGTAGGTTTATTTCTTGCCAGTCAGGAATACAAACTCCCTCTAATGAACCTGTTTGACCAAGTCCGTATACCTGCCACCAATTAGCCCAATAAGTTGAGGTTAATGCTTTTTCTTTTGCTGATTCAATTTCTTTTACTATTGTATCTGATAATGCCTCATTATCTAAATAAGTTAAGGTTATAAAGTCAACATCATCTTGACTTAATAATTCCCTGTCAACCCAAAATAAACTTGATGGGTTATAATCTAACCATATTTCGCCTGAAGTACGAATAGCTAATTGATAGTAAGAATCAAAGTCTACATTGTTACATTCGTTAACATACAAAACATTTCGTCTTGCACCACGTAATTTGTCTGGTTGGTCAACTGAAAAGAATTCAATATAACTGCCATTGCCAAATGTATATTTTAAAGTTGACTTATTGAATTGGCTATCTGTATATCTACCTAAAGCCATCATTATCTTTAAGAAGTCTTTTAATGCACCTCTACGCAAATGTGGTATTGATTCTGATACTACGCTAATTTCTAAATCAGGTGTCTTAATCGCCCTATCAATAAGTATAGGGAGTATACTAAATGTCTTTGACGCACTTGTACCTCCCCTTACTACTTTAATACGCTTTTTAAGACGCAATAACTTCTTTAATGCAGTAGTTATTATAAATTCCATTATCGTTGCTTAAATGTCGCCTAAATCGTTTAAATCAAATATAGGCTGTTCAGTTGTTAATGTAACATCTTTTGTTTCTCTTGGTTTACCTGCATAGTAATTATAGAATAGTTGAGTGAATTTAAAATCACCACGTTCCAATCCTTTTTCTAATGCTGCAAAAGCTAATGGCTCTAATGGTGTTAACTTCTCAATCAATGCTACTTCTTCAAGTTTTGATTTACGTCCACCAGTCTTATGTCCACCGTTATACTTTCTTCTATCCTCTTTCATATTGAAAAAATTTATTATCAATTTAAAAATAATAGATTTTATCTATTGTTAAACTACTTCCCAATAGTAATCACATTGTTCATCCTCAATAGGTGCTTCTGTAAAATACGTTTGTTGATAACTTGGTTCAGCTTTGTATCTATAACAGGTTGATTTCAATTCACAACCTTGTCCTTCGCACATTGTTATATCAGGCATCTTGTTCTTCTTTTAAAGTTAGTAAATATATTGCTTTGTCTATTGTTTCTTTATGGAAACCTGCTTGTATAAGTAAGCCAATGATTATATCAAAGTATTCATCAATACATAAATCATCATTTTCAGTTTCAATAGTGTATGTTTTTTTGTATGCTGTTAATTGTAGTTTCATATCTTATTTTTTAAAAATTGTTTAATGTCTTTTATTGTGTGTATTCCTTGTTGAGTATTATCTAAAGCATAAACTATTGTATCATCTTTAAATTGTTCTCCATAAGAAACCAACCATCTTGAAGAATTACCTCTAAAAAATATTGGTTCAAATATAGTCTTTGATATATAAAAATGTAAGTCTCCATCTTCATCAACTAATTTATTATGATCTATTTGTTCTGTTAATATTCCAAATGTTGTGCTCATATCTTAAATTTGTATTTTAGTATTTTTAAATAAATTGTATTTACTGATTCTTTATTGCAACCTCTTTTATAATAGAAGTTCATTACTCTTTGTATTCTTTGTAGGTTACTCATATTTTTTATAATATCTTGCTTTTTCGTTAATATTTAAAAACGCTTCAAACTTTGCTTTTATATCTTCGTTGTCTAATATTGCGATTAAGCGGTTTATATTTTTGTTTGGTTGTAATTGTTTTATAGTTTCTTTTAGTTTGTTAATCTCTTGGTCTTTTAGTTGATTTGTTTTTTGTAATGATTCAACTACAAAATCAGGTTTTAATTCTAATAAAAAGTTTTCTAACTCTTGTATTTTTGGGTTATAGTATTTAACACTTTCATAGTTTTTTAAGTGATGTATTATTGTAGCGTGGTTTAAGTTTAATTCTTTTCCTATTTGCTGTAATGATAAACCTTTTTGTCTAAATAGAAACGATGCTAATACTTTCATTTCTACTTGTTCTCTTTTCCTGCCTTTTAAGGTTACATCAATTCCTGTTTCTTGTTTTATTTTTTCTATTATCATAATTCATCAAATGTTAATTCTAATTCTTTTGGGTTAAATTTATCTATAACTGCAGTAAGTGTTAAAAAATATGATACCTCTATTGCTAAATGTATTCCAGCACAAATTTCAAACTGCTCACGTTCTTCGTAGTCTTTTAAAATAAGTCGCATACCCTCTAACGATTCACCTTGTGCAATATCGTAAAGTGTCATAGCAAACGCTTCTTCTTTAGTTACTATTTCCATTTTATTACAATACTCCCCTTAATACATATTGGTCTAAATCTACTCCTTCTGTTTGAAAAAAGTATTTATAGTTACTTACACCCTGCTCAAACTTTTGTTTGCCTTTCTCGTAAAACTCATCGCTACATTCAAAGATAGCAATATCTAAACTGCCTTTGTCAATTACAACAAATACAAAGTTATCTACTCCAAACATTTCACGATATAACCACGCTTGTAAATCATAAGAATATTTATCTGCTGAATAACGAAAGTCTTTTATACCTGTTGTAGTTTTTAAATCAATAATAGTATTACCTTTTAATATATCTGCTTTTGCTCTTATAGGTATTCCATCAATCATTGCTATTTGTGGCACTTCAAATTCCGCAGTAGTCAAGTATTCCTTTACCGCTTCGTTTCTTAATAAGGCATCACATAATCTTTCAGCAGCTTTCTTTTCAGTTTTAGTGTAAACCTCTTTTCCTGTTTCTTTTGCGAGTTTATATTCCTTTGACGCTTTTGTTGCTGCATCTACAAATACAATATCTTTTAATTTTTCAGGTTCTAATATCATTGTATGGAATAGTTTACCATCTCTTAATGCCTGTGTTTCACCGCTACCATATTTAGTTGTAAAGTAATACGTTTTAGGTGAATTAATTAATGTTTTAATACTTGAACTACTTAAAGCGTTTTGTCCTAAATATCCATAGTAAAAACTATCATCGTGCATTTCAGCTAATAGTTCTTCTTTAGTCCATTGTTTGTTATCAAATGTTGTTATCATATCTTAATTATTATAAGTTTCTTTGTAGTATTGTTCTGCAAAATCTTCCGTAACTTCTTTAGGTTCATTATCGTTTCCATCAACCCAAGCATCAATTATCTGTTGCGTGTAAATTTCTTTGGCTTGTTCTATTGCTTTATCAATTATAGGATGTCCAAATGAAGGAGCTTGAATATAACTTCTTTCACTTAAATATTTTACTAACCATTCTACTGCTGTTTGTTTCATATTATCTTATTGTTATTGCGTTTAAATTGTTAAATGTTTCTTCTTCTCTTAATACTTCTCTAATCTGCTGGTAATATAAATCTGATTCGTTCCATTCTTTTAGTAGAAGTTCTTTAATGTTATGAAGTTTATTCTTCATATATACGTTGTCTAAATCTTTACTTAATTGTATAAGGTTTTCTAATTCGTTTATTATTTCTTTTTTCATAATTAAAATATTTGTTCTATTGCTCTAATTTTTACTAATCTTTTTTCTTCTCTAAACTTTGTAAATGCTTCATCAAAGTTATCAGCCATAATGTCTTGTTCACAGTCGATACAATCGTTTCCTGTTTCTCTCCAGTAAAATACTCTAAATGTTTTCATATTGTTTTGTTTTAAATTGTTTAGCAAATATACTAATTATTTTTTACTTATTAACATATTAACAAAAAATTAATAAAAAAAAGGTAAGCGTTAACTTACCTCTATTTTAATACTATTTTCTTTTAAATTATTATCTAAAACAATTTTTATCCCATCAAACCTTACATTTTCTTGAATATCTTTTACATTAAAAACATCTAATAAATATTGATAAAACAAATCGCTTGACAAATGTATAGTGTAATCGTTTATATTATTTATATTTTTAGTTAAGTTTGTAAGCCTACTTACTATTTGTTGTTCTCTATCCATTGTTCCTGAAGTTTTTCGTGGTGTTCTATTTCACGCATTAAATAGTTTAATGCTTTTCTTAAATCATCAAGTTCATTATCTTTCTTTCCTGCTCTTGCTAAATACTTAACTATGTTTCCACGATTAAAATTCATATCGTACATTTTACAAAAGTCTATTACATCAATCTTTGTTTCTGTAATATAGTGTAGTGGTGTTTCCATATTAATCAATCTTTAAAAATTCTGCCTCTGAATATTCCTTAAACCATTCTTTGTTATCGTTGTATTTTTCAATAACTGCGTCAATCATAATTAACTCATCTAAAGTTGAGGTTGTTAATTTAGTAACTAAACTTTCTATCTTGTTTAAAATGTTTGTAGTCATTTCAGGGTCGGTTTTATATACACTTACATATTCTTTATTTACGACACTTTCTAAATCCTTGTTAAGACTATTTATTCTATTCTTAATTTGTTGCTTGTATTGCACTGTAAAGCGTAAATTCTCGTTACATTCTAATAGTAACTGCGAAAGTATTACTTGTTTTAAATATTCTAATTGTATTGAGTTCATTGTTTTATTTTTTAAATGTTTCTTTGTAGTATTGTTCTGCTAATTTGTCTCTAAAAACTGCTGTTGAACCGAAACCTTTTTTGCAAGCATCAATAATTTGTTTCTCAAACATTTTCTTGGCTTGTTCAAAATCAACTGCTGTTAATTTATCATTATAATTATATTGGCTTTCTAAAAATTCTACTGCTGTTTCCATTCTTTTATTATGTTTTCGTTTTGTATTGTTAAATATGTTACTTCTTTTTCTATTCTTTGTGTGTTATAAAATTGTGTTGTAGCAGGATTCTTATTGTTAGTTTCCCAAATTGGCTCTATCTTTAATAGATTCCAGATATATATTCCTTTGGGTGTTGAGTTAACATAAATAGGTATATCTAAATGTTTTTCGCATTCCTGTAACATAGCATCGTATTTCTTTTTTTCTAAAAGCATTTCGTTAAAATGTCTTGTTCTGCATTTTAATTCTATACGGTGTTTGTATTCAGGTGAGTAGCAATCCCATCTTGACATTTGATTTTTTGATTTAACCAAATCTTTATAAATATTTTCTTGCAACCAAAGGAATAAATCCTGCTCTGTCCAATTAATCATTCTGGGCGTCGTAAACTTGTTTTAATTCGTTTATCTTATCTCGCCAACACGAACCACAATTTGATGGGTTTATATGTTGATTAAATACATTTTTGTAAATTTCAGTAATACTTGCTTGTTGTTTAATTGTTAACTGCTCATTTGTAGTTGCAAAGAAATTAGTTAAATATTCTTTGTCTGCATCGTTTAAACATTCTGTTTGCTTGTAAGGGAATATCTTATTTAGTAATTCCTTTCTTCCATCGCAACCACAATCTATTCCTGTTGCATCTGATATTGCATCAACTACTTTTTTAATTCCTGTTGCTTTTGTAACACTTTCTATTGTGTCGCCTAATCCTTTTGGTTTTCTACCTCTTGCCATAATGTTAAAGTTTTAAGTTATCGTAATCGTCTTGTAATAATCTTTTAAGTTTTTGCTTATTAGCTTTTAATGTGTGAAATATAGAAACAAAACTTATTCCTGTTTCTTTTGCTAATTTTCTTATTGAGGTTTTATTATCCCTATATAAAGTAAATAGCTTTTTATCGTACCATTCCCAACTGTTAACCTCTTGTTCTGCTTTTAATCTAAAGTCATTCCAATCATTCTCTTTATCTTCTGAATAGTCGTCAATTAAGTTGTAAATTTCATCATTCAACTCGCATTTGTCAATTCTTTTCCTGATGTTATGAAGCTGAAAATGTATATTTCTTATTATGATAAAACAATATCCTCTGTTTACTTTACCATTGGTGAACATTTGCTCATCTGTTACGTTGTACTTGTGTAAAAGTAAGTAAAATTCCTGAACAATATCCTCTGCCCATTCTTTATCAAACACTCCAGCAAGTTCTACCCAGTCTTTATGATAAACTGCAACCCGTTCTAATATACTCATCTACCAATAAATATTAATTGATAATACACCTAATAAAACTTGTATAGTATAATATTTTTCTTCTTCTTCCTCAAAACAATCATAAAGAAAACCTAACATAAAACCTTGAATTGAAGCTATTTTTATTTCTTTTCCTGTTTGGTCTGCCCATACTAAAGTAATAGCTAACAAAAATAATATTAAAGAAAAAAATAAAAGGATGTATATCATATTAAAATAGTTTAGTTTGGTTAGTATGGTTTATTATTCTTTGTATTGCTTTATTGTAGTATTCTTTGTCTAATTCACAAGCTGTAAGTTCAAATCCATAATCGTGACAAGCTATTGCAATACTTCCTGAACCTAAATGTGTATCAAGTATTTTATCGTTTTCTTTTGCGTATTTGTAAAGTAACCATTTATAAAGTTTTATGCTTTTTTGTGTTGGATGTATTCTACCTTCACTTGTGGTTATTGAAATATTTTCTTTATATATTCTTGCAGGGCTATCAAATGAACTCCAAGCAAAATCCGCATCAGCATAACTATTACCGTGAATCGTTTTATCCCAAACTATAAAACATCTTGAGGGTGGTAAAGGAAAATAATTTCCACCCCAAATAATTTGATTTTTACTTACCCTAAATAATTCTTTAAAATATTTCTCGCTTGGTATGCTGTCATCCCAATTTTTAACTTTTTTGTTTTGATTTTTTATTAGATTTGAAACACTACCGCCATTAACAATTCTTTTACCTAAACCATAAGGCGGGTCTACAATAGCTAAATCAAAATAATTATCTGGATAGCGTGCCATCAATAACATATTATCTTCATTTGTTATTGTTATTTTATCTGTTACTTTCATAACTAATATAATTTAGCTGTTATCTTTGCTACCTTTTGTTCTATTGCAGGTTTTAAACTTATTCTAATATCAACATCAGTTAACTCATTATCCTGCTTTAAAATCGATTTATATGCGTTCTCAATACTTTGCCAATATAAAACAGAATCAACTTGTAATAATTCCTCAATCATTTGTAGCTTAAAAGTTACGTCTTTAAAGTAAGATAATAATTCAGGATTATCTGAATTGTACACTAACATTCTTGAAGTTGAAACTTGCAACGCTTGTAAATGATTTTTAATAGTTAAATTTTCCATTGTTCAAATTTATTAATAAGTTATTAACATTTTATATCTTTTAGTATATCATATAAATCACCCTCAACTTGCGGTAAACCAAAATTATTTACTTTAAAGTTAAAATCTTCAAAACTTGCGTTTCTACTTCTTTTACAACTTACTTTAACCAATTCTTTATTTACTGTATTTAACTCTAATTGTATTTGTGTTTCTGCTTTCTTTTCTAAAAACGAACCTAAATGTCCTGTTGGTTTATCAGTTCCAAAGTTTGAGTGAATAACAGTTACTATGTGACAATTCAATTCTTTTGACCAACGCATTAAATGTTGTGCTACTTCACTTGCTTGTTCTATACTATTAACATCTGAACATAAATCTGCAATTCCATCAATAATAACCAAACCAATATCTTGACCTTCTAATTTATCATAAAGTATATATTCAATAAATAAAACTCGTTCTTTAAATCCTAATTGACGTAATGCATAAGTATGGTATTTATCATCTTTTAAACCTGTCATTTGTAATGGACGTTTAAAAACCATTAAAGCGTGGAAGTTTCCTTGTTCTGTGTCAAAATGAATAACGTGTTTGTCTTGTCTATTGCCTCTTAATTTACCACCGAAGCCTTGTAGTTCATTTTTCATATAAACTGCACTTAAAAGCGATATAAAGAACGTCTTTTTAGATTTTGGCGGTGCTTGTATAAAACTAAAATTTCCATAAGTGCCTATTGGTATCGGATATGTTTTATAGCCATCTTTTGTTTCGTATTCTTTCTCACCAAAACTAATTGCAGGTATTGGATATTCTATTTCTTTTTCAGGATTAATGTAGCAATCTTCTTCAAGCACTTCCATCAACATTCTATTGATTGTTTCTTGTTCTGTCATTTTAATTAATTATTTTTTACAAATGTGCCATTAATCATTTTACCTTTTCTATTTTGTATTTCATTATATGCGGAGTTAATACAATCTTCAATTTTAAATCCACAAAGCTTTGATAAATTAGTTAATACTACAACACAATCACCTATAGCATCAATTATTTCTGCATCATTATTATTTAATATCGCTTTTGATAACTCTCCACATTCTTCTTGCAATTTTAAATATTGTGTTTTAGGGTCGCCTTTTTCATATATTCCTCTTTCTTGTGCCCAATTTCTAATTTTATCAAAAGTGCTTTTTCTATAATTAGTATCATAATAATTAACAAAAGAAGTTAAATATATAAATCTTTCATTATTATGTTGTGATTTAAAATTATTATTTAAAATCCAATTTTTAATATCTTCATCTATAAAGTAAATTTCATCTTTTATTTCTATTGTTGATACTATTTTATCTTTTAAATTTAATAAATCTGAATTTTTAAAAGTAATTGTTTGTTCTGTTACGTGATACATATTTTTATTTTTTAAGTTAATTAATTTGTAATATTTATTTTTATCTTGTTTAAACCCATATTTTTTTTGTAAATCAAATTCTAAATTTGATGCTATTAATATATCTAAAGTTTTAAATAATATTTTAAAATCAATACAACCCTGCTGTTTTACAACTCTATTTTCAATATTTTTTGTACAGCCAATTTTATTTTTAGTTTTGTAAATATAAAACATTATATGGCAATTGGTATTTTAATAAAACTATTACAATTATAATTAATAATTTCTAATTGTTCATTTTTATATTTATAAGTAGGCAAAACTAATATATTTTTTTTTAGATATTCATCAGCTGAGTCTAATTGATTTTGATAAATATGTGCATCAATAATATTTAAACTTAATTTATTAGCTTTATATCCTGTTTTTTCAGAAATATATAATAAAAAATTAGTAAATAATGCAATATCATAAGGAATTCCTGCTATTAAATCTCCTGACCTTTGTAATACAAACATATTTAATTTTTTATTTTCTACAAAAAATTGAAAGTATAAATAACAAGGGGGTAATTTCATTTCTTTTAACTGTAATGGATTCCATAATGAAATAATATGCCTTCTACTATTTGGAGTTGTTTTAATGCTGTCTATTAAACTATTTAATTGATTATAGCCATTACTATTAAAATTTAATAATTGATGACCATATACAGGGCCTAAATTGCCATTTTCATCGGCCCAAGAATCCCATATCTTTACACCTGCTTCTTTAAATCTTTTAATATTTGTTTCCCCATTTATAAACCATTCAAATTCTGTTTTAAAAGTTTTTTCAAACATTTTTCTACCTGTTAAAATAGGAAAATATTTTGAAACATTAATTTCTAAACTTTTATTAAATAAAGAATAACAACCAATACCTGTACGGTCTTCTTTATAAATACCTTTTTTTATTACTTCTTGTAATAATTTTCTATATTTTTTTTCGTAACTATACATTGTCTAATAAATTATTAAGTGAACCAATATAAGCAGCGGCATCTAATAAATTATCTTCTTTGTGAGAATTAGATTGTCTTGCAAATTTTAAAGCTATTAAAACATTATATGCATCAACTACTGTTATTTCTTTATTACTAAATTCTGAAGCTATTCTTGCTGTTTTTTTCATTGATTCAACAAAGTCTCCATACATTCTTTCTTTTTCTTCAGAACGTAAATTTACAATTTCATTTGCTTTTTCTAAAATATTCATATTGTTTGTTTTTATTTTTGTAAATATATAAATTAATTTTTTAATATCCAAATTTTAACTTTTATTTAACTAAAAAAGGGAGCGTTTAAACTCCCTAATTAATTTAAAATGGTAAATCCACCTCTACTGCTTGTTGCGTTGCAGGTTGCCCTTCTTTTTTAACTGCTTTAATGTTTCCATCAGTCCAAACAACTGAACCGTTTCCTAAATAGTTTTTAGACTTTTTAGCATCACGTTCTTCTTTTGTTTGTGAATCTGTTAACGAAACATTTTGACCCCATTGGTTAGCATCATCATTAATGCCTAACGTACAATTATAATAAACCGCTCCGTCTTTACCCATTACAAATTTTTCTTTTGGTAACTTGTCAACTCTAATACTTAAATTGATAATTGCACTCATAATATTTAATTTTACTTTGCCTACCTTTTTTTACTGTTGTCGACTATTCAGTTTTATTTAACTTTGTATAAACGCAATAAAAGTTATTTATTTCAAATCATTACTGCGTCTATACGATAGTTAATTTATTCACAAACTACAACCCAGTAATAAGTAGTATCTTGATATGTTCCTGTTTCGGTAATTTCACCACAAACGGTATTTGGATTTGTTTGCCTTGTGTTTGAAGTTCGTTCACCGTTTACTATTTGCCTTTCGTATTTAACTTCATTAGTTTGCTCATCATTTGAACAAGCCATCATTCCAATAGCTAATGTAAATAAAAGTAGTTTTTTCATATTACTTAACTTTTAAAAGTTCCTGTTTAGTTTTAGCAGCTAATTTATATTTTTTTTCTATAACATCAATAGTTCCACCGTTTTTTAAATACTCAATAGCTTTTGTAAATTCAGGTGTGTTTACGTTTAACCATTTTTGTTCATCTGCTGTTGCTGTTTTATTACTTGCTAAATTAGCATCATCATCTTCTGCTTGTAATGCTAATAAACTTTGTAGTGTATATCTTCTGTAATAAGTAATTGCTGAACCTAACTTTTGAGGGTCGTTTAATTCTGGTAAAACTATTCCTGATTCAATACTAAATCCATTTGTATCAAATATAATACTCTTTACTAAATTATCTTGAATTGGTTGTAATAACAATAAACCATTTTTTTGGATAATAGGTTCAACGTGCAATAATAAAGAATTTACATCGAAGTATTTACTTTTAAAAAAAGGATTGCTACTGTCTTTTGAAATTCTACCAACTTCAGCTTTTACTGCTGCTAATTTTTCATAAAAATTTAATTCTTTCATAATTCGTAAGTTTTTTGTTTAATAATTGTTTTGTATTCGTTTGGGCAATCTTCATCACATAATTCAAATATGTGTGTTTTAACTTCGTTTAGTTTGTTTTCAAGTTCGCAAATCTTTTTTTGTAATGCTTCAACCTGAAATCTTTGATAGTCAATTAAATCTTTCATTGTTATTTGTTTTTAATTATGTAGCAAATATATAGTGAATTTTTTAATTAGCAAGTGTATTTTTATTTTTTAACAAAACCTTAACTTTTAGCCAAAAAAAGGGTAGCCGTTAAACTACCCAATTAAAACAATAAAAACAATAGAAATATTATAGAAGTTCTTTTAACTTATCTTTGTAGTGTTGTATCATATCTTGCAAATCTGCGTCTGTAAACTTAACTGTTTGCTTTGATTTTAAAACCATTTCTTCAGCTTTGTCTAATCCTAAATATTTAGCAAATAAAAACTGTTGTCCCTGATTTGTAATATTGCATCCGTAACATTGAACTCCTACGTTGTTTTCATCCCAACGTGTTGAGTAATGCCTACGTGATTGAAAGTGTCCACATTGTAATTTTTTATAATGGTCTTTTTTTCCACAAGTTACGCATTCAGCTATTTCATTTTTTGCATAACGCAAACGTATGTATTGTGAAAATACAGTATCTAAATTTTTTACTATTGTGGAACGTTTGATTTTCATTAATACAAATGTAAATAATATCTATTAACAAAGTTGTTAATAAATTAATTTGTTTGTTTTGTAACTTTTTATATAAATTTGCGTATAATAATTAACCAATGCGTTGAAGACTTGCAGAACCTAATAAAAATGGAAGCTGTTTGGAACAGGTACTTTGAAAATTTGTTTTTCTAGGGAGCTTTTTCTTTCTTTTCTTTTTCTTTTTTTAAACTTTTTTTCTTTTTCTTTTCTTTCTTTTGAAATAAAAAACTTATTAAATAACTTTTAAATACTTTTTAAGTATATAATATATAATTAATAAAATAATAATTAAAAATAATATATAATATTTAACATTATAATTATCTTTTTCAGTATTCTTTTGTTTAATTACTTCTTTAGATTTAATATTTGATAGTTTACTTTCGTTTTTAATAACATTATTCTGTTTTTTATAAGTAGTATTATCTTTTTTATTTTCGTGTCTTAAAACAACGTTAAAATACGTTTTGTTTTCATAAGTAAAAGGCTTTAAATTATCTTTAGCTTCTACTGTAAAAATATTTAATTCGTAATCAAATTTAACTTCTACGTTTGAACTATCTTTTGTTACTGTATTTTCTACAATATTTGTTTCAACTTCTTTTTCTTGTTTGTTTATAGCTACTTTTCTTGAGCCACAGGAAGTTAAAATAATAAAAGTAAGTAAATATATATATTTCATAAAATTGTTGTTTAAATCGCTTTATATTCGTTTTTAGCATCAAAACTTGGACATTCTTTAATGCGTTCCCAAGTATCTATCTTACCATTTTTATTTTTATCTGGGCTGAAATCTCTATGACCCTTCACTTTAGCTTTTGGTGCATATTCTTTAGCAAGTGCAATGGCTTGTTTTAAGCCTTCCTTTTGAGCTTCTGTTCTACTATCATAGGCTTTGGTATAATCATCCTTTAAAACACCTCCTATGTAGCTAATATGAATTGATTTAGAATTAAATCCTGCCACACCATTTGTAATAGCATCAAAATTAGCTAAGATATTTAGCTTACCATCAAGGTCAACTATAATATGATACCCAACAGTTTTCCACCTCAAAATATTTTTCCAGTAATTCTTTATTGATTCTACAGTTCCATATCCTGCACTACAATGAATTACTATGTATTTTATATTTCTCATTTTGTAATTTTATCGAATTCACTTTTTAAGTCATAGTATTTACGTTCCCAAGTTCTCAACTCTTTACGCAATTCGCTATTTTCTTTTCTTAATTGAACAACCTCTGTTTTAACTTCTTGCAATTGTTCACGCATATCAGCATATCTACCCTCTATATCCTTTACAAAATTCTCGTAAACGGTTTGCATAGAAAGCACTGCATCGCTATTCGCTTTTTTTTCTTCTATTGATTTCATTTTTTGTCCGCCAAAGAAAGCTATTATTGAGCCACCTATTCCAGCTAATATTTGCCAGTTTTCCATTAGTGTTTTGACCATTGTTTGTAGAGGTTGTAAAAGTATTTAATGTATTGTATTGCTGTAAACCACGCTATAAAGAAAATATCGTTTAAAGAATAGTTTGTTTCATTGTTAAATAAAAGTACATAAATATCGTTAAATATTATTGCACAAAATAATTTTTCAATGAAATTGCCTTGTTTTTTGTATTCGATTGCTAATAATAAACATATAGATAATAACGCAAATTTTAACATAAACCAATTGTAATTATCATTTGGATATATTAGTTCACAAATGTAATAATTTCCCCAATATAGCGTTAATATTAATATACCTACTAATTTATTATTCATTAGAATTTTTTAGTAGGAACTTCTGTTTTAATTGGGTTTGTATTTTCCCTTGACATTGTATTATCTTTTGCACCACTAAAGAAATTCTTAATTAAATAAGATAAACCACCTGCTAAAGATACAGCCAAAATATTATTCCAGTTAAATACTAAATGTCCCTCTGATAATGATTGTTGAACAACCAATAAAGCTGGTGTTAAAACAGCAATTAATAATCCCTTTGATAAATCTCTGTAATCTAATCTTAAAAATTTACTCATTTGTATTTGTGTTTTGGTTAGTTTTATTATATTCGTTTGTGTTAAATCCTAAAAATGCGTGTTTTACGTTTGTTGGTGTTACCCTTGCAGTTCCGAAATCAATAGCATTGTTTACCATAATGTCAAAATGGTATCCATCTGCGTAAATAGGTGCTGTTATTTCGTTAAATTCTTCATCGTAAGTGCCATTTGTTAAAAGTATAATTCCTAATTCTACAACCGATTGCGTTATAGACGTGTTATTTTCGTTTGTATCAATTACACCCTTTGCAATTAAATCTGTAATTGCAGTTGCTCTATTGCTATACTTTAATTTATATATGTACATATTATAAACTTGTTAGCGAAATTAATTCAGCATTTGTTAAACGTGTTTTAAATAATGTAGATAATGAAATATTGTCTGATAATTGAGCAACATTATTATAATTTTGACCTATATCAACTCTGCTACAAGTTGGAATTGTAGCTACTATATCAGTTCCTATTTGAACTCCATTTACATAAAAAACAATATCGTTATTTTTATAAGCTAAAGCTAATTTATAAGTTCCTGTAGTTGTTAAAGCTGAAGTGTTTATACTACATTGCAAAGTACCACCATTAAATATTCTTGCTCTTAATACATTTGAAGCCGCACCTGAAAAGGCAATATAAATACGGTTGTTTGCTGTGCCATCTGATAAGTGAAATATATATCTTGAAGCTGCACCTATTAATTTATTAACTTTAATTTCTGTATATAAAGTTCCTTCAGTTTGACCTATTAAAGCACTTATTGCTGTTTTAGAAATTACATCAGCATTTCTTGTAACACTTGCAGTAGTTGTTTTTATATATGAAGTACTATTTGAGCCTAATTCTAATTGAGCACCCCAAAGGTAAAGTCCTGAGCCTGAAGTTCCTGTATAACTATTATTTCCTGCGTTATTTAAAATGTTAAATAATATCTGAGCTCCAACTCCTGTTAAATCGTTAAAAGTAGCAGAACATCTAAACCAACCGTTACCATAATTTTCTATCTTACCATTTAAAGCAGGTGCAGTTGTTGTAGCAGTTCCTGCTGTTAAATCAAATGTTACATTTCCTGTAAGTGCATAAAATCCTAATATTTGAAATTTAGTACGCTCTGCTGCTTTTACAAAAACTGAGACTGTATAAGCTCCTGCACCAACAGGTGGGTTAAGAATATCAATAGTATGTAAACCTGTCGAGGTATCTTCTACTATTTTATCAGCAGTTGTATTTCCATCAGGTGCAATAATAGCGTTTGTAGTAACTGTAGTCCCTATTTGTAAATAAATAGCATTACTAAAATCTTCGCTATAAGTTTGTACATTTGTTCTTTGTGGCTCAACTAATATACTAGGACATCCGCCACCGCTATAATCAATTCTCGGCACGTTTGCTGCTACTGTTTCAATAATTCCGTTAGCGTTTACCCTTGTAGCACTTGTTGCTCTAACTACGTTTAAATCGTCGCCTTTAACCGCATAGAGTTTACCCGCTTTAAAAGCATTTGGAGTAATTACTAAACTTGCTTCATCAAATAAACTCATTTTTTAAATTCTTTAAAGTTTCCGTATTTGTCAATTATAACCTCTTTTCCTCTTATATTTACTACCGAATATTCAGAAGTTTCTATGTTTCGTATCTTAATTTCTGCGTTTTCTACTTTCTTACTTTCTATTTCTAATAAATAATTATCTAATTCAATCTTTTTACTTTCGTTTTCTTTTTCAATTTCACTTTCTAAATCAGATAACTCTTTTCTTTTTTTATTAATAGATTGCTTTTGTTTTAAAATTAAATCGTAATGCTTTTGTTTAATATCCTCAAACTCTAAATATTCTTTATATAAATTATGTTTTACATCGTTTAACGTAGTTTCTAGCGTGTTTAAGGCACTTTCTTTATCTTTTAATATACTTTCATCTTCAATTAAAGATAATGCTTTTAAATCGTTTATTTCACGCTTTAAATTTATCTCATACTCAAACGCTTCCAATTTCTCTTGAAAATGTACTAAATCAATTTCCTTAAGTTTTAGTAGCTGCTCGGTCTTACCAAACAGCCACTTTATTAAAAACTTCTTCATTATTTTAATGCTATAAATTGCGGCAACGTTAAAGGGTCTTTTTGAGTATCTACTTTTAAAGTAAGTTCGTCTAATTTATCAATAGTTGAAAGTAATTGCGGTGCATCAGTTGCTAATTGGATTTGATTACCTACGTAAAACGCTTGTTCGTAAGTACCTTTTAACATTGAGCTTCTTCTACGAACTCCAGAACTTGTATCACGCCCCACAATATCAAAACCACTAATACCAATAAATCTATAAGGCTCTGTATTGTTTGCTAACGTAGTTAATAAAGTTCCTGTTGCATAGTTATCCGTTGGTGTTGCAGTTGTAACTTTCCACAATTCATATCCTAAATTATCCCCACCCAATATTGATACCTGACTATCACCATTCGCATCTTCAATTAATACGTTTATAATTTCAGTATCGGTTGGTGTAATAGTTTTAGGCGGTGTAGCTTTCATAGCGTTGTACTTTGTGCTTTCATTAATTACAATAGATTTGTAAGTAATTGTTCCACTTACAACCGCTACTATTGCACTTGCATCATCTTTGATTTTTACATTGTAATTTCCAAAGTCTAAATACAAACCATCCCTTGCAACTAATTGACCTAGTTTTATTCCTGTTTCAGTAAGTCTAAAGTTAGCGGTAGCATCATAAATTTGTGCTGTATCCGCTAAAGTTGTGTAAGCTTGTACGGTTGCTAAAGTAGCTTGTGTAATACCTACATCCTCTTGGTCTGTAATATTATACCAAACATTACCACCATTTAAAACCAAAGTATCTGCTGTACGTTTTTGTCCGTATTTTTCAGCAGCTAAATAATACGTTCCTGCTTCAGCTGGCGTAAAGTAAACATAGTAAGAACCTGCATTTACATCACTTGCAAAGTATTTAGTTGTTCCATCAGCTTTGAATATACAAAGTGAATAATCATCGCTTGGTGGGTTTATTTCTAATACTGTTGAAGTTCCTGCACTTGTTTGGTAAACTCCTGTAATTTTTGCAGTTCCTGTTAAAGTAATTGTATTTGCTTTTAACGTAGTAAAGTTTCCACTACCTGTTGAAAGTGTTACTCCATTCCCTACATTAATAGTCCAACCAACATAATCAGAAGTTGAGTTTGCAGTTAAGCAATTATCAGCTTGAAACAAGTTAGCAGTTTGGTTTAAAGCATATTGGTAAGCATCATAAATTTGTTGGTAAGTTAAATTCCCTGTAATAGTCATTACTTTTGTAGTAAAATTAAAAGCAATACCACTAATAGCAGCAGCAGTTGAAATTACTTTATCTGAAGTTGGTAATGAAGCGTGAGATGCTGAAACTTCAAAAGTATTATTCCCACTCAAAGCCATTGTTAAAGGTTGCTTATCATAGCCATATCTACTTAAAAATGCTGGGTGAGTTTCTGCTCCTTTTGTTTGACCACTACAGAAAAATTTTGGAGTGCTCATTAAACCATCTGAGTTGGCATAATCCCAAGCATAAATAAATTCGGTTGTAGCAAAACCACCACTAATAGGAAGTGTTTTAGCTGTTAAATCAAAAGTTATATTTGATGTCCCACCTTTTGCTCTAACACCTGCCACATTTGTTCCTACAGGTTGAAAGTAAAAATATCCATCATTTAAAACATTCCCTAAAGAATCTTTTGATATTGCTTTTATTTGTTTAGAATACTCAATAACATTATAAGTTGCACCACCAACACTTAGACTTCTCCATACAATATTAGTTCCCAACAAGTTATTTTTTAATCTAATCCAAGCACCTCCATAAGGTACAATTTGAGAGCCAGGATAATATGCTGCTTGAATATATCTTGTATCGTAATTCTCAATATCAATTCTTGTAGCAACAGCCACAGAAGATAAATTTAGTTCTGGTCCATCTGTAAAAATTGGTGTAAATCCTTTCAAACTAATTTGAGGCACTCCAAAATTTAACCAAGTACCTATCCAAGTTTGTGTGGCTTGCAAATCAATTACAGGTGTTGTATTGTTTAAACGAATACGTGCTTGTGATGTACCTGTTCCTTTTGCACACAAAATCCAACATTCATCCCCTTGTGTTGTAATACGTGCAAAGTTGCCACTAGACACAGTAAACCAATCACCACCAAAACGAATACAAGCATCAATTACTGTTAATTTTGCTGGATAAGTAGCATTGGTGCTATTAAGTGCTGTTGCTCCACCCATTCCATTTGTACCTAACCAATCAAGACCAGCATAAGGAATAGGACCATTACCTGCAGTTGATATTCTACCATTAAAAATTAACTCTCCACCTGAAACACTACCGTTAACCGTTAATCTATTATTACAACTACCATCGTTTCGTAATTGTGCAACTGAACTTGATACTGTTAAAGTACCGTTAATAGTTAAATCTAAACCTCTACAATCAAAAGTTCTAAATAAATCTCCCCTATTGGTAATTAGGAAACCTGTTGCAGAACCTAAACTTAAATTCATTGTATCAGTTCCAGTTTGTGTAATACC